AAGAGGTGGTGCAGCACTGCGGTTAATATCTAAGCTGTCTCCATTACGATACACCATGCCTTCTGCAGAAGAACTGTCACGAATGTTTTTGTCAGTAGTCCCCACCAGCAAGTTATTGCTGCTGTCGAGGCGCATGGCTTCTGAGCCACCTGAGCGCATAACCAGATCATCACCATCAGAGCCAATCGCTACATATGTTTCACCTGTTGATCCTGTGTCACTAAAAGTAGCAGCTAAAACATTGTTGCCTGACGCCGTTCTACGCAGTCTAATTTGATTATTTGTTGTATTGTCTACTGTAAGGGGGGCTGTAGGCAAATCTGTGCCAATCCCTACGTTACCTGCCTTAGTAATAGTCTGGCGCACCTGACCATTGCTAGTTGCAAACTTCATGTCACCAGCATCATTCTGGATGCGAACCCTATCAGTTGAACCTGTAGAGTTATAGTCCATCATAATGGTGGTGGGATTTGTGTCATTACCCTCTAGGGTAAGCTGTGAGTTGTCTCCAACTGTAATATTTAGCCCACCCGTCATGGTATCGCCAGAAAGGTTCACATAACGTGCGTCTGATTGTGTCTGCGTGAGGTGATCAGCTAGGACAAACGTACCATAAGCTACAATGTCCACTACGTCATTGACTGAAGCACCAGAGGCCAGAGTAACGCTTGTACCGTTAGTGGCTGTGAAGTCTGTACCTGCTAACAGCTTAACGCCGTTAAGATATACATCCACGTAACCTGCATCATAAGAAGCAGCGAAGACCGTTTGACCAGCCGTAGCTGTATAAGTCTGTCTGTCTGATGTACCATTGACTGAGGAACCAGCCGCTTGCCATCCACCAGAGCCATAGACGTACATGATATTGTTTGTGCTGTTAAAATATAACGCACCGACAATCAACGCATTTCCGTCATTGTCCTGAGTAGGAGCAGAAGACTTTGGCCCAAGGTAGCGGTCATCAAAGCTGTCATATAGTGATGCTACAGTAGCACGATCCGCAGCCGCTGCCGAAGCAGAGGAAGCTGCATTAGTTTCGCTTGTAGCTGCATTTGACGCACTTGTAGCCGCCGCTGATGCACTGGAAGCCGCAGCAGTAGCTGAACCAAGGATGCCATCAACATAAGTTTTATTTGTGGCATCTGTTGTAGCTGTAGGAGTACCCAAGCCAGTAATCTTGTTATTACCCATTGCAAGATTACCAGACATTGTATCGCCAGATTTAGTAACCTGTAAAGCATCTTGTGTATCTACGTAATTTTTTGTAGCTGCATCTTGTGCAGCACTTGGGTCACCTAAACCTGTAATAACATTAGTGCCCATTGCAATAGCACCTGTCATAGTACCACCAGCTTTAGGAAGTTTAGTGCCTATTGCAGTATTTAAAGTGTTAAATGCATCATCATCGTCATTAAGTGCTGCAGCTAATTCATTAAGAGTGTTTAAACTGTCTGGTGCACTATCAATTAGATTTGCTACAGAAGTATCCACATAAGCTTTAGTAGCCGCATCTTGATTATTTGTAGGATCAGTTAGGTTAGTAATTGTAGCTGTAGTGCCAGCGTTCATATTTAACGTACCATCAATGGTTACGTTATTAAACGTAGACGTGCCTGTAGAAGTTACATTACCTGTTAAGTTACCTGCAACATTACCAGTTAGATCGCCAGTTACATCTCCCGTAATATTACCAGTAACATTACCCGTTAAATCACCTGTAACTCCACCAGAAGCAGATAACGTAGTGAAGGCACCTGTAGTAGGTGAAGATGCCCCAACCGTAGTACCATTAATAGAACCACCACTAATATTTGCCGTAGCTAATGTGGCATTACCGCTAGTTGAAACAGTAGTAAAACTACCTGCAACAGGATTAGATGCACCTATAGTTGTGTTATCAATATTACCTGCGTTAATATCAACAGTTGCTAACGTAGCTGTACCTGAAGCACTTAAAGTTGTAAATGCTGCAGTAGAAGGTGTAGATGAACCAATAGCAGCATTATCTAAAGTACCACCGTTAATATCTGCAGTAGCTGCTGTAAGACTTGTATTAGCAGCTAAAGTTGTAAATGTACCTGCAACAGGTGTTGTTGTACCAATAGTAGTATTATCAATAGCACCAGAGTTAAGATCTATAGATGTTACAGTAGTTGTGCCCACAAGAGTAGATGTACCTGTAACACTTAAATTATTGTTTAATGTAGCACTTGTAAATGTTGCTGCTGCAGGAGTACTAGAACCTATGATAGTACCATCAATATTACCTGCATTAATATCTACAGTACCAATGTCAGCAGTACCTTGAATATATAGATTTTTAAACTTAGCTCCATTAGAACCCAAGTCAATATCGTTGTTAGTTACAGGAAGAATAACACCATCTTGAATGCGTACTTGCTCTACTGCAGCACTAGATACTTCTACAAAGAAACCTATGCGATTATTTGTTGTGTCAATAACAACTTTATTTAAGGCATCTAAGTCGGCTATAAGAGGTATATATTCTCCTTCGCCTGTGGTGCCATCATGTTTATGCCCACCAGTAGCAGAAAATGCATCCCTTAAAGCGTTATACTCTGCGTTAATAGGCGCAGCACGTACTGTAGCTGTAGGAATAATGTCTGCTGTAGATTGTCTAATGTAACCTGCCACGGCCTATCTCCTGTCGGCTAAACCATACGTAATAGCTATTGCTTGTATTGTATGGCTTGCATTTGTATTTTCTGTAACGTAACTCACTGATACTGATTTACCTGATCCTGATATATTAGTGAGTGCTTTTGGTGATGGGTTTCCATCGTAAATGTCACCTGATCCATATATGGCTGTACCATATTCCGCTGCAGTACCTTCTGTAGAGAAAGTATATGTTGCTGGATTAAGTGTGTGAATATCATCGTAATCATAGTATATGCCTGTAAATACTTCTGTGTTACCTTCTGATTTCATATATGTATCTACTTTATAAACAACCTTACGAACTTCAGGATCATCCATATAAAAGTAAGGCGTTTGATACAAACTAAAAATACTAGATCCGTCAAAAGAAGTACCTTTTTCTTGCCTATGTACTCTACCTAAACTGTCTCCATGAATTACAAATTCAAATTGTCCTAAGTATCCACTTGCAACACAGTTAGCTTCAATACCAATAAGCTGACTAAATTCAAAGATACTTTGTTTATTTTGGCTTTTACGTATTGCACCAATCAAGGATAGTGAACTATCATTCTTAAAGAAAAATCTAAACTGTGATTTCTTTCTAAGAACAACGATACTAATATCAGTTACTTGTTCAGATAAATAATAGTTATCAAAAATATCTTGTATTTCTTTAGATACAGGTGCTAGTTCAATGTCGCCAATACGGTCTGTAGCGGAAATAGGTCTAATGCCATCTGGCCCTAAAAAAAGTAAGTCACCGCCAAATTCTACCACAGAGTCAGGAGCAACACAACCCAAATTAGATGTAACATTTTCTAATGTAAAATCTGCAATGTTTGTACCTGTCAACTTCTTAATGTTATTAGCACCAAATATAAATAAAGTATTACGAAACTTTTTAATGGCTGTGATAGTAAAACCTACATTAATTACGCCAGATCCATTTGCGGGACTATAATCTGTAGCATTAAGAGGTGAACTAAAAAATAAATTAAAAGGTTCACTAGAGTCACCTGCTAAGAATATGTGTGATGCAAACTCTTCTGAGTACTTAGGATTGTCTGGTGCATTAGTGTGCGTAATCTGCGTATAGCTAGTGCCATCATATAGTGCAGCAGGATTAATCCCATCTGTTAGTAGTAGTATTTCTCCTGTCCAGTTATAGTCTGTAAATCTAATACGACTAGCATTAGTAATATCGGGATTTCCTGAAGAAGTTATAGTGTCCCAAGAAGATGTACTATTGTTCCATTTATGTAAATAGTTATAACCTGAAATAGGTTTTCTACAAGCGAATATACCGTCATGCATATTACCGTTTACATGCACACTTACAACAGGGCCATTTCCCGGTACTGTACCATAATCATTTTGGTATCCGCTAATTCTACGATAACCACCTGACAAAGAAGGTTCGTAGTTGATCATACGTAAAGCACTACCGCCTAGTGCAGAAGCGTGTGTTAAAGGATCTACGTTTGTTATCAGACCGCCTGAACAAACAGTGAGATGTGTTCGTAATCTATCCATGTTTATCTTTCGATAACTGTAGAACGTAATCCTAATTCATCATCGAACAAAACACGTCTCATACTTTTAATACCTTGTTGGAATTTAGCTTGGTGCATATTAGCACTTTGTTCGTTACTTCTAAAATGCATCATGTATACCATAGCACCGTCAATAATTACATGATTAAATCTTTCAGGTATAATACAAACATCATTATAATTTATCAATGATGTAGGTATAGACCAATAAATATACTCTATTTCATAATCAGCATTAGGTAACGGTGTTACCCCAAAAGAATCACCAAAGGTTTGATATACTTTTATTGGTGCGCCAGTTCCTGCTACAGGATCTGCTTGATCATCCATAGATCTATAAGAGTTTATATACTCTTCATAGCTAATAGGTCTAAGCACTGTAGGATCATTATTTTGTGTACTATGTTTTTTAAGGTAAAAAGTTTCCCAGTCTACACTAGAATAAGTGGCGGGAAAAGAATACTCACGAGTACCTATGGTAAGAGTTTGAGTATACGAATTTTTTAAGAAAGGCCATTCTTGCCCCGATTGATAAATTTCACGAAGGCTACTGTTAATAGCATCTTTAGCTGTAGCTTGCACATTACGTAATGCTGCAAAGTCAGAACCTGCAATATCTACAGGTACTTCATTTAACCTTCGCAATAATTCGTTTGTCAATTCTACATATGTAGACATAGCACACCTAAAGTTATTTTACATATAGTAAGAGGGCCACCGAAGCAGCCCCCTCACTTTTAGTTTTACGCCAAGTTGTACTTAGCTGTAACCAATGCTTCTGGACGCAAGATTTTGCGACCATATAGATGCATACCACGAACAATGTCAGCGAATGAATCTGGATCACGGTAAGTCTCAGTTTTGTTGATCTGCTCTGCAGTTGCAACGGCTGAGTCATGTCCAGCAACAATCACACCATAGTTAGTGTTCTGGTTTGCTGTTCCTGTTGTTGATGCGCCTGTACCAACTGAAGGAAGATTATTTGAAACATATACACGGAAACCGTGGAAATTGTTCAAAACCATTCCATTCTGAAGACCAGAACCACCGAAGTCGGCGTTCAACAAACGTGAATCTTCATCACGAAGAATTTCCATCATCACTGGATCAATTACGAGCCAGCGACCTTGAGTATCAACGTTTTGAGTATCCATCAAACGGCTCATACGAGCCACAACCATTGCTGGTGAAACAGTAGCTGTTGGTAATGCAGTAGCACCGGGCAAACGTGCAGCAACTGGAATCGAATGATCACCAGCAGAAGTTGTTGTAATGTTACCAAATGAACCTTTGATAAGCTTGTTTGCTGCAAGTAGTTCATCGGAACCTGCCGCTGAGTTAGCTTTAGTACCATTTACTACATTATTTACTGTACCAGCATTTGCATGTAATGCAGCCTGTTTGTAACCAGATAAGTAACCAAGAACATCTTGGTCATACTGATCAGCCAAACGATATGCTGCACGATCCGAAGCTAAACTTTGGAAGTTTACATGGGAGTGTGCTTCTTCGATGTCATCGACTTTGAAAGCAAAATAGTTCGCTTTATCAATCGTTAATGAAAAATCATTATCTGAAAGATCTTGAGTTGAGATAGTAGTACCACGTAGGTACGCTGTCACAGAAATCTCAGGTTCTTTAATGATTTTTACTGAGTCACCCATTTGAGCGATTTCCCCGAAATAATCGGAGTTAGTGATAGCTTCACAGACTGCAGATTTGCGAAATGCAAGTTGCACCTGTTTGCTGTAAATAACGGGAGAAAAATTACCGTTAGGTAAGTTTGTATACCCGTTTGCGCTTCCGAATGCCATTTTAATTCTCCTTTAAGCATTAAGATACAGATGCAAACCGTCAATCGTTTATACAGAGGCTAACTCTACTAGGGTGCGTTATTATAAGCATTGGCCTATGCTTAGTCTAACGGGCCATGAGACATTAGGTTGTCCGAAAGCGTATTGTTGTTTGCGGAGGGTATTTACTAGAGTAGGTAATCCAAACACTGGGGCTACTCTAGTAAACATTATATATAGTTATACCATAATTATTTATGTTGTCAACACCTTTATCGTGCATTTCCTGACATATCATAAATAAACTTACCAGAACGGATAGCTTCCATAATCTGGTCTGAGTATTTTTCATATTCGTGCGTATTCATTTTGTTTACATCTGACTCTTTAAAGACTGTTCCATCTTTAGTTGTGTCAGGTGTAGAACGACTACTACGACTATTCACAGAACGTGCAGCATCTTTATTGTTAGATGGTTTCTGTGTTTTAATATTACGATCTACTTTGTACAGATCAATGGCACGGCTTGCGGAACGTGCATCACTATCATTTTCATATAGTGCATCTTGTACCCACTTAGGCTGCTCTTCTGCCCACTCATGAAAATCGTCACTGTTACGAATTTCACCAAAGTCGGGGTGTACCTGCATAAGTTCTGCTTCCGCTTTTTCACGAGAAGCAGTAGCTCGCATTTCATCAATTTCTTTTACACGATCCTCTAATCCTGCAGCTTGCTCTCTTGCTTTTTTAATTGCAATTGTTTCTACAATGGCTGCTACATCAGGATATTTAGTTGCCCATGCTTCAATATCTTCGTCTGACTTAGGTAGTTTAATTTCTTTTTGAGTTACTTCTTTTAATTGACCCTCAAGCTGTTTAAATTTATCTTCCCAAGACTTTTCTTTTTCTTGCATGTGTCGGCGCAAGTCACCGTAACGTTTCTTAAAACTTTTTTCTTCTGCATTTGTGGGTTGTTCTTCCTGAACTTCTTCAGTAGTATCACCCTTTTGTTCTGCAATAAGTTTTTCTAATTCTTCCTCATCACGTTTAATTTTTTCTTCATTTGTATACTTGCGATTTGCAAAGGCTACTTTTGTTTCGGGCTTCACTTCTTCAGCCATAATAGTATCTGACATTTTATTTCCTTAACTGGGGCCACCGTAGCCATGTTGGATGGGGGATGAGTAGCCAGCACATCTAAGTTTTTTATCGTGTACCTAGCCCACGTTTCTTAACAGATGCTGTAGGTTTTGTTTTTCTTCCCAGTTCAGCAAGTGCTAATTCAGTTCCCAATACCTTACTGAGAACTAAACCTTCTTGTGTACCTCGCATAGAACGAATTACATCTTTTTCATCATCTGATAATTTATTGTATCGTTGATTTACAGAGCTTAAATATTCTCCGTATGTAGCTTTTCTATCCATTATATTTCCTTAGTAGTTTTTACAGATTTTATTTTAGGGGATAGTACTTTATATAAACCTATAATATAAGACATAGGATATATTACAATATCTGCATACACAGATCCTAGTGTTAGTTTACCATATATTTTATGATTGTAAAAGTCTCTAACACGATCTGATTGCCATTTAGATTTTGCAACTAAGTGATCCGCAATAACTTTACCCCAGATATCATATCCTTCTTGCCAATAAATACTTTGTTGTCTATGCCAAGAGCGTAGCTTTTTAACTTCAGTTAAAGTCATATCACCACGTTTTTGTGAAGCTGTACAGCAATGCGTTCCATCATCGGAACCACCACTATCTCCACCACTATCACCACCAGAGCTACCTTCGTTTGAACGAGCACTATCACGTTCTGATACAAGATCATTTAGTTCTTCTGTCCAATCTCCTCCTGATGCATCTAACGCTGCGTTAATATCTGCTTGTACTTGTGTTTCAGTACGTCCAGATGAAGCAACATTAGTATCTCTTGAGGAAGTGCTCGTATCTCTTGAAGAAGACGTTGATGTAGTTGTAGTTTGACTGCCGCTATCATCATCTCTTTGTGTAGCAACAACTTGATTTACTGCAGCTTGTGGGTCTGAGTCATTGCTTGCTGCAGCATGGGCAGCGTCACGTTGCTCTTGTCTTTCTTCTGCATTAGGATACCTACCATCAATAGTGGTGTATCCCGCACCTGCTGGCATATAGTCTCTACCAGATGTGCTGGCAGTTGTAGTTGTCTGCTCACGATCTTGTTTTTCTTCCGAAGTTTCTGTAGTAAAAGAAGACCCATCGTAAGTGAAAGTACTCTCTCCTGCTGCACGTGCTTGTGCAAATGCGTCATCAAAAGATAATGTACTTTCTACTTTAGCACTTTCAACGGGTGGGGTAGGCCCACCAAAGGCAGCTTCTTCATATCCTGACTGAAGATAGTCTGCACCAGCAGAAACTGCATCTCTATCGTAGACTAGATTAGGGCTAGTTTGAATTTGTGTTTCGGGTTGTTGTGCAGGTGCAACAGGCTGAGACATCACAACTTCTTCGTCAGTACGTGCAGGTGCAACAGGCTGAGACATCACAAGTTCTTCACCTGTAGGAATAGCATCGTAGGTACTGATACCTGCAGTAGTAGTTGCCGTAGAAGGTACAGAAGTACTAAATCCTGCAGCTTCCATATCGGCCTCTGTAGGAACAATACCTTGTGCTCTTAGTGTTGCACTATAATCTTCTGCCGTTTGTTCCTGTGTAGTAGGTACAGAAGTAGATGTTGTAGAAGTGTATTGAAAATCAGAAGGAGATCTTGCTACAGGAGTAGTCGTGGCTGTTACTGGTGCCTCGTCGTAACCGCTTATTGCTGCTGGCATTGGTGCTTCTAGTGCCTCTAAACCAGTTTGTGTAGGTTCTACAAAAGTAGTGGGTGCTGAAACAGGCTGACCCGCTGGCCCTTCCATTGCTGATGTGTATGGCATTGTTTCTAAAACTTTAGGTACTACAACAGGACTCGTAGTAGGCAACTGCGTAAAATCACGAGTGGGTGTAAATGAAGGTATGTTAGCTGCTTCTAAATCTATTGTTCCTGCTTCTGTTCGAGGAATAGTGGGGGGTAGTAAACTAGAAACTTCTTCTCGTATAGTATCAGCTACATCTAAATAGTTATTAATTCCATAAGCATCTACAGCAGCTTCTACTGCCATTCTACCTACAGAACCTTCTTCTGTAGTTTGCCTTCCTTCTAGTACCTTAGCAGGATCTAAACCACCAGCTTGATAGCCTAGTGCTTGCTGCAAAGCATCGGGAGCAGAGTCTAAAATATCTTTTATTTGTGATGCAGGTTTATATGCAATATTCACTAAATCAATACGAGCCTCTTCTCCTAGTACCGCTATAGCATCTACAGTACTATTACTATTAACAATAATATTACCCAGTGCTACTGCAGCAGCATTAGCTACTTCAGGATCGCTACTAGCTAAGTTTGCCTGAATAGTTAAGTAGTCTGAAACTTGTATAGTAGTACCATCATTTAGTGTTAAGGTATTTGTATTTGATGCTAGTTCATTTGCATCCGCTTGCGATACAATTCCATCAGGACGTAGTTTAGGTCTAATACTTTGAATAAGCCCTGATTTTTGAGCTTTTACTTTTTGTTCTTTTGTAAGACCTAACATATTACCAACACTATCAATTACTTTAGATAGCAATCCACCAAGAAGTCCTTTATTTTTAGCTTCATATTTTTCTACAAGTGCAGTATATTCTGCACGTTGTTGCTTAGATAAACCTCCAGATTTAAGTCTTTCTTTGGCTAACTCTAATACTTTAGAATCTTCATAGCGCATTAAACCGCCAATAGCTACACCCATTATAGGATTAATAGCGGTAGCAATACCTACAGCCAACGTCCTGCCAAAACCCATACGACCATTTGCTTCTGCTAAAAAATCATCATCATTAAGTTCTTCCCAAATAATAGCTTCAGGAGTAGGTATTTGCATTGAAGATGATCTATCATCATCATCTCTTTGAGGTGTACCTCCCGTTTCAGGAATACCTTCTACAGGTAATTGTGTGTCACCTACAGGCTCACCGCCCTCATACAGAGTGTACCCTTCTGGAATAGGGAAAATAGGTTTACCATCAATGAAAGGAACAATTAAAGTTTGTCCTGCTGCATTGCGATACTCTTTCATAACAATGGCAGCTTCGCCCATAACATCTTCAATAGATGTCATCTCTAATTCTTGAGGTTTTACTTGAGCAGTTGTAAGTAACGTAGAACGTCTTTGAGAAGGTTGTTGCTGTGTGGGTGTTTGTACTGCAGTAGCGGGAGCAGGGGTACGAATTACTGTACCACCCTGCGGTGCTACAGTTCCAGTAGCTCCAGATGTAACTGTACCTGTTTGCGCTGTATCACGAGGATCAATAAGCCCACCTACTTGCATTTTTTTCTTTGTGTCTTTTTCTTCAGGAGAAACCTCTACAATAATTAAATCTTCCATACCAAAAGGTAAATCGTCTGGTATAGTAGCTTCATCACTATTACCCATTTGACCCATTGCTTCCATACGTTTTAAACCAATTTTAGCTTCTTGTCTTAACTGCATAAGTTTATCTAAACCAATGTAACGTGTAACATCTTCAGGAAATACAAACTCACCCTCACTAATCATGGCAGGAATATTATCCCTAACACCTTTACGGGTTCCACCAACAGGAACTTCATTTCCAGATTCTTTATCTATCATGCCGCCTTCATCTTTTAGGCCACCATCTTCAAAAAGTTCCATTTGTTTATTCATTGTAAAGACTTCCTTTAGTTAGACTTTAATACTTCGTCTCGTAACATTTTTAGTCTACGTAATTGATATATTGCACCCTGTGCTCTATACATAATTTTATCATTTTCTGTTTGTTCCATAGCTCTATGTTGTTGATCTATAATAGTATCTATGTAACTACTAAACTGCTCCCATTGCTGATGGTTGCTCACCATCGCTTTGAGCTTGTTGAGGTGCTCCCTGTCCTTGTTCATTTCCACTAAATCCTTGTTCTTGAGGGGTTGGTGCTTGGCCTGTACCTATAGTACCGCCACCTGCACCCGTTGGATCTGCTGGATTAGCTCCCGCTGGCCCAGCTTGTTGTGCTTGTTCTTGTTGAAAGCCTTTCATTAACTCGGCTTGGATTGCAGCTTCGTCCATATTATTAGTAACTTTATCTGGATCAAGATCAAGAGACTTTGCAATTTCACGAATAATATATTGAAACTTGGCAAAAGGTGCTAATGCAGGACTAGAAGATATTTGCATAAATTGCATAAGTCGCTGACTGCGTACTTCATTAGCCATAAGACTTTCTGTACCACGTGCTTTTACCTCTAAGTCACCTTTTATTTCAGGATCAAAGTCAAACTGCATGTTAAATCTAAATAAACCTTCACCTAGTGGGCGAAGTAAATAGTCATCTACATTTTTGATTACATTTTTTATGCCACCTTGTGCGGCACCCATAAGCATAGAAATGCCAGAAGCAGTACGACCAACACCGCTGACTCCTGTTTGACCATGTGCAAAAGATGGAAACCCAGTTGACTCATCTGCTAGTACTCTTGCTTTATCAAATAGCTGTAAGTTTTCTGCAGCAACATTAGGGAACTTAGTTCCAAAGATAGCTTGTCCCGGTGCACCACCTTGGCGTCTAAACACTTTGCCGGGATATACAGATAAGTCTTGTCCCGGTACTAAATTAGTTTCATCAACTTCAATCAAAAGATTACCAGATAATACGGCATTGTCAACAGCCATTCGCATGAAACCGTTCATCAATGTTTGAGTATCATCCATATTTTCCGCAATGCCTACACCAAAGAAGGAATACGGATTAAGTTCGTAGGGTGCAGCCATGTAAGGAATACGAGCAGGTTTAAAAGGATTGAGCACCATACGCAACAGTTTACCATTACAAATCCAAACATTGGCTTGTAACTCATCCACACCAGAAAGTTCGTCAGGAATATCTACACCTTGTTCTAAAAGCATCTCAACATCTACCATGCCCCAGTACTCAAGTACTTCATAACGCTCTACGCCATGCTCAGGTGCATAATCAGATAAATCGTCTTCCCAATATTCTTTACTATAATTTTCTCCTAATGACACAGCGTCATCAATTACAGATGCCCTAAAGTGAGGACGTTTCTTTAACCCACGTAATTGTGTACGTGACATTTTATGGCGTTCAATTACGTACTGAGCTTCGTCCATATTATTTGCATCTGGGTCAGGATAAAAATTCCACACAGATACATGCGATACTTGCGGTATAGTTTTTATAACAGGTGAATACTCACCATCTTCTCCCCAGTTAGGGTATTCTTTATCTACAGCAAACGGGCCTTTCATTACGCCTGTACCAAATAGTGCCATTTCAAATGCCGTACTGCGTAAATGTTTACTCGCACTAGACTCTTCTAGTTGATCATGTATTTTCTTTTGCATCATTTTGGCAGCAATCATTGCTGGACTAAACGTAACTGAACTAGGCGTTTTACCTACACCTTCTTTTACATTATCAATACCCTCAAACTTATCTTTAAGAGGCCCAAGACTTTGCGCTAATGTCTTTGAGGTAGCTCCTGCTGGTAGCTCTCTACCATCTCCCGCATATCCATATGGATTTATTTCTGTGTCCATATCTGAACTACGTAATTGCTCTGGTTCTTTTGGATCAAAGTGTACGTCAGATACCACGCCATCTGGTAATTCTGTAGGATCTACAGTAAGAGGAAATTTCTGACCTGCAAAAAGTACATCTACAATTTGTCCATAGGCAGCTAAAGTTTTTGTTTTAGTTACCTTAATAAATACCCTTGATTTTTCTGCTTCTGTGAACTGTACATCTGGACTATATAAACCACGGTAGTTACGATACGACTTTAACCAACGCTCTTCGTCTTGCTGTCGATAGTCATCTGCACGATGATATCGTTCCATAATAAAAGGAATAATCTTAGCAGTATCAATATCATCAATAGCTGAATCCTTGCTATCCTCTAATATGATAGCGTCATCTTCAATAAAGCCTTCGTTGTCTTCTGCCATTTATTCTTCCTTCGCCATAAGCGTAATTACGGCTATGCCGTTAATAACCAAAAGTAGCATCTGCTACACGCATACCACCAGACGGTCTATCTGAGTCGCCAAAATCAAAAACACTAAATCGTGGTCTTGACATAATACCATACCTCAATGCATCGTACAAGTGATCTTCTGCAGTAGTATCAATATCTTCTGGATTTCTTTTATCAATAGGTAAAGCAGGTAGTTGTGAAATTATATTTACGCAGTTACTAAAGAATACTAAACGAGGTTCTTCACTAAACTCGTCTACTTGTAAACGTCTGTGTAGCTCATTCTTACCAGCTACACGTGATCCCTTAGATCTATCAGAAGGTCGCCAACGACAACCTTTTTGAATCATTTGTTCAGCCAGTGATGGGCCAGTATCACCACGCTTGTGCCATAAAGAGCTATCAAGAACGCCATACTTAATATTTCCATCACCAGCCTCCAAATCTAATACCATGTCTGCTAAGTCTGTAGCAAGTACTTTACTAACGTATAGTTCTCTGTATACAATTAGTTGTTCGTTTGGAGTTATAGCAAACCAAATAACTCCTGACTTACTACCATAACCATAATCACATGCTCTAAACTTTACCCAGTTACTAGGGATATCAAAAGGTTCAATTACATGTATAGTTCTATCAAACTCTGTAAAGGCTGCGCCTTCTTTAATATCCCAATCACCTTCAAGTAATTGTCTACGTTGTTGTTCAGGTAGTGACAGAAGCATTGCTTCGTAGTCACCTTGTTCCGCTAAGTAAGGATTGTCGGAAAGACGGGCAGGTATAAACCTACGTTTGAATAAAGGCTTACCAGCTTTGGCATGTCCATTAGGATAACGTAATGTTTCATTTGTTTCAATATCCGTTGCATCAAAAGATTTACCTGCAGGTGCAGGATCAATAAACATTTTTTTAACCCAATGATGCCCTCTTCCTCCGGGGTTGGTAGTAGCTCTCATATATACAGGAAGATCACTAGCCGTAGATCTCAAGCGACTCCTCATGTAGTTCCAAGCAAATGGACTGGGCCACTGAGTAAGTTCGTCAAAACCAATCCAACTAAACGCAAGACCTTGATATCTTAATACGTCATCTTCTCTATCTAAATAAGACATCCACAGTCTGGCACCAGAGGGTGCAGTCCATTGCATCTTACGCTCAGACCACTTAATACCGGGCCAAATCTTAGGATACATTTCTTGTGACTTAAATATAAGCTCTCTTAATTCTTCGGTAGTGTGCCGTAAAAGTAGTCCTGAAAAAGCTGGATGTCCCATAAAACGCAAAGGATCAGCTAACATAGCATATGATTTACCACCACCAGCACTGCCACCATATAACACTTCACGTTCACCTGCGGCTAAGAAATCTGTTTGTGGCCCAGCATTAGGTTTAAATATTACATTATGCTGTTCTTCTACAGGTGCTAGTTCAGGTTCTATTATTCTAGCTGGTTCAGGCTGCGCTTGTTTCTTGGTTGTCGTTGTCTTGCGCTTTCGCCCCGATGCGGTTGCGTTCAATTTCTTCCGCTTTGGCGACTGCCTTTTTCGCATAGTCTGCCCATCTGCGTAGGCTTCCAGCTTTGTTTTTTCTTCTTCGCTCATTATCCAACCGTTTCTTTAATCCTACGTGAGATATAGTTCTGCCTGTGTTTCGTGTTAGCCAGTTTGCTACTTCACGGTAAGAATACTGTTTTAAGTATTTCTTAGCTTGCACAAGCATATCAAGTTCTGTATCTATTGGCAAGAGTATTCCTGCATCTTCAGGATCTATTTCATAACCAAAAGGCACAGTCCTTGCTACACGTGGGATTGGAACCCATTCATTATCTTCTTGTAAGTCGGTTGGTTGAGGTAGTTTCCATTTACCTACGGATTTAGTCATCGTCATCCTGTGTTTGCTTGGCTGGCATAAGCATGACACCACCCTTAGCTTCTACCTGCATCTTTTCAGTTTTAACTAAACCTGTACGATCTAGTAACTCTTTAGCTGCAGACATCTTGTCACGAATACCTAATTCAGTAGGATCATGCAAAGCACTAACCATAGCCATTGCAGCTTTAGGTACATTACGTGCCAAATAACTATGTGTCACATCAATAATTTCTTCTTTAAGACTATTAGTTATTTCACGGTTAGGTGTATTGGGCGAATACCCAGCAAGTTTTTTAGCAGTAGTAACATCGCCACCTGCCTCATCCATAAGTAGATCTAAAAACTTTTGTTGACGTTCTGTTAATTCACGAGCCATATTACATCATTTCAAAATGTGGGGCATCAATAAAAGGTCTACGTCCTTGTGACCTACGGAGATCTACGTATGCGTTCATTGCATCTTCTGCAGTACCAGCATACTCTCTAATGTCTCCTTCACTCCATGCAGCACCCCATTTAATTGCTACATCATTCTTTCTAGCGGCTTCAGCCATAGCATCACAGATGTCATCATAGACATTAAGCTCCCATGAAATGTCTGAACCAAAGTATGCAACTAGATCTACAGCACGACCCTCAAGATGCTTAGACTTCATAGTCTGTGATCTACCAGATTCATACAGTTTCTTTTGTTCTTCTAGTGTACGTAGTCCAAAGGTAACACCAAAGTCTACTTTAGTAATACCGATAGCATCTTTTACGACTGCTACAATACCTTCGTCTACACCTTCTAACTTACCCATACTTCTTGAACTTAATTTAAATGCCATACTATTTCTTCCCAAAAAACTTAGTAGCTGAACGTACACCAAAGGACGCAGCCACAATTACACCTAATGTATAGCTATACCACTGCGGCATACTATCTAATGCTACAAAGCCATTCTGCACTACTTCTCTACCCCACTCACCTGTAAATACAAGTATTAGCGGTATAGAAAATAAAATAGTCAGCCACTCGTCTTTCCACGAAGACTGACTACCTTGCGCCATAATCTTTTCCCAGTCAGCTTCACTCGTTGCCCGACTAAGCATAATCTGTGCTTCAGCTTCAGCTTTGGCAACCTTAACTTTAGTTTCGGCAGCTTTAGTTTCAACTTTACCATTTAACCATGTTCCTGCTAGACTTGCTATCGGGCCAATAAATGCTTGAATCATTTACTACCTCTATCCGTCTTTGCTTCTTTATTCATCCAAATACCAAAGCAACCTGTTAATGCACCCATACAAACAGATACAAGGCCAGCTTGTCCATTAGTAGGATCAGGTAATGCCATATACCAATGTACAGATTGATATGTAAGAATAGTTACAACTAACATCATTAGTCGTGGAAATACTTTGTAGTCATCAATAATAGTACTTGCCATAATCAGGTTCTCCTGTATCTAGCGGTTTTCTTTGCAATCTTTTTAGGTTGAGCCACATGCTGCTTACCTGCCTTAGTGCCTTGTCGTTTAGCTCTGGTTGTAGCGGCGTACTCACTATCGCTAAGAGACTTAATAGCCTTAGAAGGTAAATACCGTTCACCAGTTTTAGCACTAGGCTTCCCACTTTTAGTTCGCCAATCTTGCTTAGTCCATTTCTTTAAAGACTTTTGTGATTTAGCGAGGGCCATTACTTGTAGCCCCCACCCGCTTTTTTGTATTCACTGGCGAGTAGCTGTGCTTTACGTGCAGACCACTGACCTGCCTTCCCGCCTTTGGTTCCCCGTTTAATCCGCTCAAACAAACGTTTGCGCAGAGTAGGCTTAGTATAATTTCCTGCCTCATTTACACGAGACTTAGATTTTTTGACCGTAGATTTTTTGACGGATTTCGCCACGAGAGATCCCCATATCATGCAGTTCTTTATCATTTAGATTCATAAGAATCCAATAGTCTGCTCTGCGTTGCTGATTTTCTTGTAGTTTCTGAAACATACGTTTAAACATATTCTATCTCCTATATTATGTTTAGGTAAGAATTACTTACCCTTATAGAGATAGTTATATCATACTTAGTTATAACATAGTATAGATAAGATTGCAACCCCGTTATGTCATACGTGCAGGGTCAAAGTATTCTTCTACAGAAACTAATACTTCCATAGTATTTGTAGTTTCACCGTATATAAGAATTTTATCACCCGCATGTAAGTTAAAGTAACCACCATTAACTAAGTTAGTTACAGAGTGTCCTGCCATACTAAGCCCATTAGCTATGTAGTGATACTCATCATCATCAGCATGGTAAAACTGCACATACACTTTTTTAGTAGACGTAGAACTATTACTAATATGTAGATACCTAGTAATGGCACTGAAGTTAGCAGGGCAAGTATACACAGTAGTAGCATTAGCATCAGCCGAAGTAGATGCAATAGTGTAACCTTGTGTGTGAAACTTTGACTTACTTAGATCTGGCATTTACTTAGCACCAGCCGCACCAACACACTTACCAGAAGCATTACAGTTAGCTGGGGTAGGGCAACCCTTACATGTTTTAAATTTACTAGCCATACCACCCTTAGACATATAGCCCATCTTATTACGGACGGACTTAGGTAATTTAGCTAAACCTTTATTTCCTGCAGGTAACTTTTTCATAACTATTCCTTATGCTATTATAAAATCTACGATCTGCCCATCAGGAGTTCGCAGTTTGTTTGGATTAGGATTATACGCATACATCTGGTTGACCAGCTTTAGATCTTCTATAGGTGTATCGGGAGTAATTTTATTAGGTTCTTTTTTATCTGTCTGCTTCTCAACGGATTCACCTACACCATTCTCAAACACAATATTTACATGTGTCTGGAATGGCATGTTAGGTAAAGGTAAGTGAGATATTAAAGACATTACTTTTTCTGTGTGCCTGATACAGACGCACCACAGTTAGCATATCCACCCTTGTTATACATCTTAACCTTACCACCCTTATAGAATGGCATAGGAGGAAGTGTTACAGGTTTAGCTTTACGATCAGATGCAGACTGCTGTTGCTTACGAGACATACGAGATACTTCTGCAGATTGCATATCTTCAAAAGACTTACGTTGCGCATCTAACAATTTCTGCATAGATTGTTTACGTAGTCCGTCTGGCATATCGTCAATACGTCTTTGCATGGTATCAAATTGATTAGCAGTTTTAGCTTGCTTAATGTCTGTAGCACTAACAGTCATCTTCTTAGCAATAGAACCTTTCTTAGGAGTTACTTTAGCTTCTTGTTCATTTTTACGTACTTTAGCACGTTCCCCTGCTACACCAGAAGGTTTAGCTTTAGGTGTACTAGAAGAGGCATCCTTCATTTCTTTAATTAATTTATTCTTAAATGAAGTAACTTCCGCAAGTGCATCTTTTTCTTTTGCACCTGTAAGTTTAGAATTGTCTAATACCTTTTGACGGGCTTCACTTG